GAATCAGCCGGCCGTCTCGGCCCTGACGTTTTCCGCCGCCGCCACGGCCGGCGTCGTCACCTTGTCGCTGGTGCAGGAGGGCAGCGCCTCGGCCAACGAGACCTACCGGCTCACCCTTGGATCCGATGCGGTCGGCGGATCCTACAGCCTGGTCTACGGCTCCAACGCCACCACCGCCGTGTCCCTGGGCGCGTCCAGCCTGGCGCTGCAGACGGCTCTTTCCGCCGTCACCGGCCTGGGCGCCAACATTGCCGTGCAGGCCGTTTCCGCCGGCCGTGGCCACATCATCAGCTTTGTGAACGGGCTGGCCCTGACCAACGTCACCACCGCGCTTACGCTGGATAAATCAGGCATCCAATATGCCTCCTGGTACGAGGGCGTGGTGACCTTTGGCGGGATGGATCTGGAGCAGATGTTTGTGGAAAGCGGCGCCAACACCTGCACCGGCGTGCTGGAGGTGGAGCTGTCTGAATCCTCCCGCAAGCAGACGCTTCTTCAGGTCGTCGCCACCGTCCGCAAAGACCTGCAGCTGTAGGCCGGGCAGGCCCTCATGGCCTTTATCTACCCACAGCTTTTTCCCTCTGGGTGCGAGGTGCACACCGAAACCGATCCCACCACCATTATTGTCGACGGCCAGCAGCCCTACCTTTGGGGCTTTTCGCTGGAGGAGGCCATGCACATTATGTGGAAGCTTTGCACCGTTCGGGCCTCGGCCACATACACAGCCACTGATCTTTTTGGCACGTCCACCTCCTCGGCCACAAATGTGGCCCTGGAAAAATTTTTTTTTCCTCCGGCCAACACCTATGGGGTTGACCGCATGAGCAGGATTATCTGCCTTGAAAATCCCTGGACGTTTGAGGGGACCTTCGTTGGCAGCCCCGACGGCGGTGGGCTTTTTAGCGTAATTGTTGACGATGTTTTCCCCATCTACCTTTTTAACGATCAGTACTATCTGTTTATCAGGACTGGCTACAAAGATGTCGGTTTTACCCAGGCTTCAGCCGGCCCGCCGACGACCGGTAGCCTGACGGTGGATTTTGGCGGGTTTACCCGTACTTCCACCAATGCAAAATCCTCTCAAAATCCGTCCACCCAGGTTGTCATTACCTGCGACATTACCATCACGGCCGAAACTTTCCGCGACCCGTCCTAGCCTTGACATGCGCCTGCCTCCGTGGCCGCAGGTGTCTATAATCTAACCGTTGAACAAGGCGTGGATCTTGCTTTGCAGGTTTCCGTCAAGGATTCCACCGGGGCCACCTACAGCCTGGCCGGATCCACCGCCGCCGCCCAGATCCGGGATGACTATAACGGCGCCCTGCTGGCCAGCTTCACCGCCGTCACCAACACCGGCACCGCCGGCGTCCTGGCCCTGACCCTTTCCGCCGTCACCGCCAGCTCCCTGCCTCTGTCCGGGGGCAGGTGGGATCTGCTGCTGACGACCAGTGCCGGCACCAAGGTGCGGCTGCTTAACGGCTCCGTCACCATCAGCGGCGAGGTCACCGAATAATGCCCGATCTTTCCGCCACCATCGCCGGGCCGGCGCAAATCAGCGTGGCCGTGGGCACTCCCATCGCCAACGCCGAGGCCGGCGTGGTTCCCCACGCCAGCAGCCACAGCACCACCGGAAGCGATCCCGTCAGCCCATCCTCCATCGGCGCCCTGTCCGTGGGCGAGGGCATTGCCTACGCCATTGCCCTTGGATGACAAGATTTTGAGGTAAAGCCATGAAGCAAATTGTCTCCAACTACAGCTACAGCCCCGCGACCAACGTGGTCACGCTGACCGGCGTCAACATTGATGCCGATCAGCTCCTTTTGATCGTGGCCCCGGGCGTCGGTCGCACCCTGTACAATTTCGCCAGCGTCACTGGGACCGTTTCCGCCGGGGCCGATACAAGGGTAACGCTGAACGCCTCCACCGCCGGGCTGACGACCACCAGCCCGCTGGTCATTTTCTATGATGACCAGGCCTCCACCCAGACCGTGGCGGGGACGGTGACGGCGAATCTTTCATCGTCCAATTTAAACTCAGTAACCATTGGAGTTCGTGGCTCAGTAACGGCAAACTCAAATCTTACCGCAACGGCCCTTGTTGATCTTGTTGAGCCTGTAAGGGCTGGTGTTTTTTCATGGGCAGATGGCGAGCTTCAAGGCATTATCTCAAATTCTACTCCTGTAATCTCCGGCACGGTGACGGTTGGGGCATCATCAGTTACTTTCAATGCTAATGTAGGAACAAGGTCTGATGGTTCACGCCATCCGTTATCTCTGGAAAGTGGAAGTAACTATGTAAATGCAAGGGTGTTTTCCCCGTCAGTTGAAATTTTCCAAGCAACCGTTACAGTCGGCAACAGCGTCACCATCGGCTCTCTCCCTGCCATCAGCGGGACGGTGACGGCGAATGTTGTTGGAACCAGAGCCTTTGTTGATTCAAATGCTGTTACAGTTAGCGGATTTCTAACCGTAGGCGGGTGGGATGATGTAAATTCTCAGCACGCACCAATACCGCTAACCGATAGTGGGACTGGAGTTAGAATTGGTTTTGACGATGCAAATGGCGCGCCACTTCAAGTAATAAATCATCCAAGCCTTCCGCTTTCTGCAACCGTCACAGTCAGCAACTCCGTCACCATCGGCTCTCTACCAACGATTAGCGGGACGGTTACTGCGAATGCTGGATCTGGCACATTTAATGTTTCTAATAGGGGTGCAACAGGGGAGGCAACAGTATCCAATTTCACTTCCACTACTTCATCAACCCTAAAGGCATCCAACTCAAACCGAAAGGTTCTGACCATCTACAACGAGGGCGCAGGCAATCTTCATGTTCTATACGGAAGCGGAACCGCAAGCACTACCAATTATTCGGTCAAGCTGTTTTCTGGTGATTACCTTGAAATTGATAAATATACAGGACAGGTGAACGCTATTTTTGCAACGGCAGGAACGGCTAGGGTGACTGAAATAACATGAAAATAGGATCATCGGGAATACCTATAAACAAAAGAAAATATGATAATAGGTGTGGGCTTGCAACAGTAGCAACAGATACAACTACGCAACTTCTTGCATTTGTTCCAAAATATAAAAAAAACCAAACTTTTAGAAGTTTGTTTGGTGATTGCTCTTGGGCCGATCCATTTTCTTATTCAGACATTGTATATATAGCATCTTACTATCTTGGAAATGCAGTTAATGTAGACTCACCATATTATTCTGGGCTGTCTGATTGTTTTATACTTGATAATAGTTTGGGTCCGTTTACTGATGCAATTACTGGGCAAACATCCTCAGAGACGATTTGCTATGTAGCAACCTCGGATTTTTCTACTGATATAGGAAATGTTTTATTGCAGTCATCCATAGTCGTTGTTCAGACCAGTCTTGGTGGTGGAGTTAATGTTGCAATAGAAAATGGAAATCTGGCAACTCTTTATAGGCCAATAGCATAAAATGAAAGAAAACGCAAAAAAGAATATCCTGCAAACAAGAATTAAATTTCTTCAAAAGATCGCTATTGCATCCCAAAAGGAAGTTGAGCGTTGCCTTGCTGAGATTGATGCGGCGAAGACCGAGGAGGAGCTTTCGTTAATAAATTTTACCGCACCATCTATGCCGGAGAATCTGTGAATGAGCTACACCTACGCAGATTTTTTGGCCGCCATTAACTGGCTGGTCGCGGAAGGCTACATCGAACGCTTCTATGACGCCTCCGGGGCGGAGTGCGTCCGCATCTGTGAAGGCGCGGAAACCGCGGAGATCTGACGCCATGCCGGCGCGGAACCTTTCAGCCGACATCCACGGGCTGGATAAACGGATCGTGACGATCGAGGCCAACCAAAAGTGGATCATGGAACAGATCGGCGAAATCCGTGATCTGCTTAAAACCAAGCTGACCCACCTGGACGCCCAGGTCACCGCCCTGGAGGCCGATGCACACTCGCTTAAGACCAAGCTGTGGCTGGCGTGGGTAATCGTCACAGCCGCCGCCTCCGCTTTTGGCACGGTCATCTCCCGCAAGCTGGGCATCTGATTTTCAACGGCTTTTGACATACCCAGCACGGGTATGGAAATTATCACCGCACTCCTTAAGATTGATTGGCTGGGTGTATTGGGCGCGCTGACGGCCCTCCTGGGCGCAGCCGCCCTGCTGGCCACCTTCATCCCGGGCGAGGAGCCGGAGCGGACGCTGTACCGCATCGTCGCCTGGCTCGAAAAGTTTTCGCGCAAATAACATGCTCACGGCCGCCCTGTCTCTTTTGGGCGGGATCGTGGCGGTGATCCTGTGGTTTTTAAAACGCAAAAGCCCGCTCCAGCGCAGCTTTGAGGAGATCGAACATGACCGCCAAAAGCGCCTTCGCGACATCGATTCTTGGTGGCTTAAGCGTCCTTAGTCTGGGGATCCTGCTGGTAGCCTGTGCGACGGTCTCCCAAGTCGCTTCGGGCCCGGCGCCGGAAAGGGAAAGCGTCCAGGCTCTCATGCAAGAATGGGACGCGCTGGAAAAGGAATACGGGCGGCCACCGGAAGCCTTCCGGAAACAGTACGCCCGCGCGTTGTCGACTGTTGTTAATAGCCTGGCGGAAACAGCACGGGAACGGGCCCGCCAGTGAACACGCTGGCGGAGATCAGTAACCGCACGCTGAAAACCATCGCCACGCTGGAGGCAAACTTTCAGCGGAGGGTGAGGCAATGGCTGGATGAAATGGTGCAGACGGGGATCCGGCCGCTGATCTACTGCGGTTTCCGCAGTTTTGAGGAGCAGCTGGCGCTGTTTGCCCAGGGTAGGACCAAGCCCGGCCGGATTGTCACCAAGGCCAAGCCCGGGGAGAGCTACCACAACTACGGGCTGGCGTTTGATTGGGTGCCGGTAAAACCCACGGCCAAGGACCCCAAACTTTTCTCGGCCGATTGGGATGACGCCACCGCCTACAAGGTGGGGGAACAATGCGGCCACACGTTTGACCTGGCATCGATCAGCTGGGAGACGGGCCACCTGCAGGATGGCCGCTACAAGACCTGGCGGGATATTCCCGGCAATCAAAACATCCGCGTGGCCACAACCGCGCCACAACCTACCAAAACGGCCCGTAAGGCGGGCCTGCGCAAGCCGTGAAATCGCCTATGTCCAAGGAGCACGAGCTCCATCTGGCCTCAATCAAGGACGCCTTTCTGCGCGATTTTGACCGCAAGTACCGGAAGGGGCAGGAGGAGCACGGCGGGGCACTGTGGCTGCGCCCGTGCTGGGCGGACGCCATCAGCGAGGTGGTCGATCTGGTTTCCTACGTCTACACGCACAAAGTGCAGCTGGCGGTGATTGCCGATCTGGCGCTCAAGGGGGCGGACGACAAGACCGTGGCCGCCGCGGATGCCCGGGAATCGTGCGTCCGGATCCTGCAGATCCTCCAAGGCCTGCCTGGGTACGAGGACAAGGCCTAAACTTTTGACACATAGGCGCGTGTAAAGTGAACGTCGTCCGCAAGTGGAGGCGCTGGCTGGCGGTAGGATGCACCCACGCCGGTCACATCGACCGCAAGGCCTGGGAGCAGGTTCTATCCTTTAGATCCCGCTGGCGTCCGGTGGAGACAATCCACTTGGGCGACTTCCTGGACACGGCAGCCTGGAGGGCGGGGGCAAGGCACAGCCCTGACGACCCAGACAAGACCGCAAGTTTTGCCGACGATTATCTCCACGGAATGACCCACCTCAAGGAACTGGAAGTGACCCGGATCCACCTCGGGAACCACGAGAACCGAATTTTTGGCCTAACTAGATCATCCTCCGCGGTCGTGGCCTATGCGGCGGAGCAGGGGGTTGCGGCAATCGAACAGGCAGCCAAAAAACTTAAGGCCCAGCTGTACCCCTACGACATCGAGGGTGGGCTGTCCTTGTTGGGCGACACGGTCTTTTTGCACGGCTTCCAGTGTTCCGAGGCGGCCGTGCGGGACACGATTGAATCCCTGGGCAAGCCCATCGTCATGGCGCATCTGCACCGGCCAGAGATTGCCCGGGGCCGCGTGATCGGTTCGCCCACGGGGATCTGCACTGGCACGTTGGCCAACATCGGGGCCATGGGCTACGCCCGCCAACGCCGGGCCACGTACCGCTGGGGCCACGGCTTTGCCTATGGGGAGTTTTGCCAGGACGCCTGCGTGTCCTGGCTGGCCACGCCGGTGAAAGGGGAGTGGAGATTCCCGCTGTGAAGGGCAAGGTGGGATGGGCAGAGGCGATCCAAAAAGCATTTTCTCAGGAGGCGGATGAGATCCCGCCCGGTTGGCAGACGCTGGAACAGATTGCGGCGGAGCTGAAGAAAAACAAATATCACGTCTGCCGTGAGCTCAACCTGCTGGTGAAACTGGGCAGGGCGGAGACCAAGAAGTTCCGCACATGGATCAAGCCCAGTGAAGACTCCCGCGGTCCCAGGCGCGGGTATGTCCGCCTGAACCGGCACTACCGGCTCGTATCCAAAAAGGGATAAAGCCTATCTTTTGATCTTACCCTGCGGACGCCCGGCCACATACAGGGCAGGGCTCGGGCTGGTAAAACCCTGTTCTTGGGCCGCCTCCTTGATCAGCAGCTGGGTAACATAGGTCGAAAGGGACATGCCTGCCTTTTTGGCCAAGGCCATGCCTTTCTTTTTGACCTCGGCCGGCAGGGTCAGGTTGGTGGCTTCCTTTGCCATCAGCGCATGTTATGCGTAAAAAGTGCGCAGGTCAAATTCGCGCCGGAAAAAAAGTTCAGCCCAAAGCATCTTTTTTCTTGCCATGCGTGTTTCATGCGCATAGAACACGCACATGCCAGTCAAATCCTCCTCGAAGAACAGCGGCGCGGAGGTGACGAATTTGTATCTGCCCGTCCACATTAAAAAGCTGGGCCGGGAGCTGGCGGAGAAGAAAAATCTAAGTCTTTCGCAGTTGGTTGCGAAGCTGATTCAGGAGGCTGACGACGCGCCATGACCCCCGAGAGGTACGTGGGAGCCGCTCGCGCTAAGCGCGGGTTGAATGAGCTTATGAACCTGCGCGAGCTGTCTGCCGCGTACGGAATCGCGTACAATCGGGCCCGTCAGCTGTCTTTCCAGCCGGGCTTTCCCATGGTGCGGGGGCTGGTGTTTCCGGCGGCGTTTGAGGCGTGGATGCAGGAAGGCCCGCGTTCACGTAGGGCCGCAGATCTTCCACTGAATGGCGCTGATACAGGTCGTGCACCAGCGTCGAAGAATGGTTCACGAGTCGCATGGCGACAGCTTGAACAATCCCTGCACGCCGCAGGTTTGTCACACGTGTTGCCCTGAGGCCATGAAAACTGTGCTTTCTCATTCCCAGCAGGTTGAAAAAACGGCGCCAGTAGCTGGAGACCTTGGTGCCGCAGCCGGGCCATTCCAGCGTGTGGCTGCGGGGCGTGGACTTCATTTTGCGAAACATGGGGAGAAGACCGTCCGGGATCGGGATGGTGTAGCTCCGGCCCGTGCCGCCCTTGGGCGCGGGAAAGGTGACCGTGCCGGTTTTAAGGTCGATACAGGAAAGCGGGATGCGGGTCTCTTTCAACCGGCAACCCGTGTGCAGGGCGATTTCGAAGCTGGTGCGCATCCAGTCCGGCACGTGCGGGATGGACAGGGCGTGGCGAACGCGGGCGATCTCCTCCTCCGTAAAGACCGGCTTGCGCTGGACGGGGCTTTTGCGGGAACGGAAATCAATCATGGCCATGGTGGAGAGGTGGCCCAGCAGCCGGCCTTGCCTGTGAATCCATTTGAGCATCTTGATATCCTGCAGGGCTTGGTTACGGCCGGGAAAGGATCCGTTGGTCCGGGGCAGGCGGGTGCGCCAGGCGATGTAGTCCAAGGCTCGGGCCGGCGTGAAGTCCTCCAGCAGGATTCGTCGCTCCGCCATGAATCGGGAGAGGTTGCGCCAGCTGTTTCGGTAGTAGATGCGGGTGTTGTCGGCGACCTGGTGTTGAACCAAAAGTTCATCGACCCAAGAGGTGTCCGTGCTTTTTTTGCTACGTTCCGTAACAGAAAGCCGGCTGGCCTCCTCCAGGGCCTTGGCCCGGTGCAGGGTGTTGTCCGTCCGGTAGCGCGTCGCTTTGCAGGCCCATTTTCCCTCGGGGGTTTTGTACCGCAGCCAGTACCATTCGCTGTCTTTTCTTTTGTAAATCGTGGCCATATTGAGTCCGTAGCAAACGTAGCAAATTGGCCAAAAACACCAAGAAATTAAGTGAAGCCGTCAGAGTTAATCTTAAACAAATACACTGTAGCTGGTCGCCGTGGGTTCAAATCCCACCCCGTCCGGTCGTTATCCACCAACGACTTAAGTGGTGAGCGTAGCAAAAACGTAGCAAAGCAAGCCACCGACGAGGCTAAAAAAGCCTGCGACGTGATGGATCTGATCCGCGGGCTCGCCGCGGAGAAAACCGCGTGGATTCGGAGGCCTTTGTGACGCCCTCCGATTTTCTGGACATTGCCAAGATGGTGGCCGTCCTGACCGGATGGGCGCTGATCGTAGGCGCGGCATGGGGCCTGCTTGTTTTTGCCGGATCCTTTGCCGTCTGGTTTTGGCAGAAGTGCAAAGAGGAGGCCCGCAAATGAGCGTGCGGGACTTGGAGGCTGAGGGGGCCATCCCGGCCAACGCCTCAAGCATTGGGGCCAGCGAGTTCAGCGTTTTGTCGGCCATTTTGGAAATGAGGACAGAGCTGCGGAAGCTGTCCCAGCGGCTTGCCGTGGTTGAGGCCAGGCAGACGCCCATTGAAGTGAAGGGCACGTGGCATACCGGAGGCATTGACCAATGAGCCGCCTAGCCAGCCAGTTTGAAAAGCTGTGGGCGCTGCACAAGGGGCCGGCGCTGACCAAGGAGGTCAAGTTCCACCCGTCTCGCCGGTGGCGTTTCGATTACGCCAGCGACTGCGCCATGGGGGCCATTGAGCTAAATGGCGGCGTGTTTGTCGGCGGCCGGCACAGCCGGGGCATGGGCCAGGTCAAGGACGCCGAGAAAATGCGGGAGGCCACCTACTTGGGCTGGAACGTAATCACCTTCACCACCAAGTGCCTGACCTTTGAAAACATCGGGCGAGCCGTCGCGTGGTTTTGGAAGCGCATCAAGGAGCATGGCAAATGACCATCACCCCCGCCTTTCTACACATCGAACTGGCCGAGGAAAGGGCGCGTCGCGTGTCTGCCGAGCGGGCCGTCCGGGCCATCAACGAGCACGACGAATACAAGGCTCGCCAACTGGCCCGCGCCCATGAGCTGGGCTGGATCCGGCCGGACGAGGACCGGATTGCGGCGGCCTACCCGCACGAAACCAACGATTTCACGGACGACGAGTGATCGCCCGCGAAAAGGAGAAACCAAAAAGGAGAAAACCAAATGGCAATAGTAGCAAGCAAACCCCAAAGCAACGGAACCTACACCCCGGCCCCAGAGGGCGTCCATGACGCGGTCTGCTGTGACGTGGCGGATCTCGGCATTGTCGAGACCACCTGGCAGGGCGAAACCAAATCCCAGCACAAGGTGCGCATCGTCTGGCAGCTGGGCACCAAAATGGAGGACGGCCGGCCCTACAGCATTGGCCGCCGGTACGGGCTGACGCTTCATGAAAAGAGCAGTCTGTTCAAAGACCTCAAGACGTGGTTCGGCAAGCCGCCCCCGGACAACTTCGACCTCGAAAAACTGATCGGCCAAAACTGTCAGATCGTCGTCGTCCACAACGAGCGGGAACCCGGCCAGGTCTACGCGAACGTCCAAAGCGTGCTTAAAGCGGGCAAGACCAAGCTGAAGGTCGACCCAGAATTTGTCCGGTTCAAGGACCGCGAGCCCAAGCCGGCGGTGGCTGTGGCCGCAGTCCGCAACACGACCACGGACGCGGACGGCAACGACATCCCGTTCTGACCCTGTCGGAGAAACCACGAGAAGAAACCATAAGCGGGGCCGGCGGTAGTTCCCCCAACTGCCGCCGGCCTTGCGGAAAGGAAACCATGACCGAAACCATTATTAGAATCGCACTGCCGGTATTTATGCTTGGGCTGTTTGCCCTGGCGTTTAGCACCTTGCGCGGCTGGAAGGCATAACGTGGCCAACGTTGTCGTAAAATACGACGCTGAGTCGGCGCACTACTACCTGTCCACGGGCGAACCGTGCCACGGGGATCTGCGCTCAGCCCGCAAGGCCAAGGCGTTCCCCAGCGTCACCACGATCCTCAAAATTCTGGAGAGCGATGCGCTGACCCGCCACAAGGTAGACGCAGCCATCGTCCAGACGCTGACCCTGCCCAGAAACGACGGCGAGTCGGAACAGGACTACGCCCGACGGGTGATTGAAACCAACCGGGCGGAGCTGGCCGGGATGGCCGACACCGGCACCCGGATCCACACGCTGGCCGAGCAGGTGATCGCAGGCGAGGCGCCGCTGCACAAGGACCTTGATGACGGCCTGCGGCCGCACCTGGCATCGCTGACCTGCTGGGCCAAGGCGATCGACGAGGTGGTGCTGTCAGAGGACGTGGTGGTGCATGACGGCGAGGGCTACGCCGGACGCTGTGACCTGATTGCCAAGATCGACGGGCAGACCGAGATCGTGGATTTTAAGAGCAAGAATTTCAGCAAGGTGGCGCCGTTCCACCCGGACATGCCGGGATTCGCGACGGCCGACGAGGAGCACAAGGTCTGGACGGACTACAAGGAGCTGCTCCAGCTGTCTGCCTATTCGTTTGCCTGGGCGGGCGAGGCACTACCGGCCCGCAATGTCTTTATCGACCGCAAGACCGGAGCCATCGACGAGAAACTCTACACGGCCGAGGAAGTGCACGACGCCTTTGAGGCATTCCGGGCCTGCTGCTGCCTGTGGCGGAAAATCAAGAAATACGACCCGAGGAAAAACAAATGAGCGAAACCATCGCCAACTACACCGTCCTACCCACCGAAACCATGGTCCGCCAGCTGGCCGACCGCTGCCGGTCGCTGGAGCGCCAGCTAAAAGAGACCCGGGAAGCGCTGCGGGCCGCAGAGGAGCGGGAGAACTGTCTGATTTTGGAAAGGATTAGGGAGGGGCTGTGAGGTACGTTTCGGTTTGTTCAGGCATCGAGGCAGCCAGCGTGGCGTGGGAGCCGCTTGGCTGGGAGCCGGTCGCATTTTCAGAAATTGAACCATTCCCGGCAGCCGTGCTGAAGCATCGGTGGCCGGAGGTTCCCAACCACGGAGACATGACCAAACATGAGCAATGGAATATACCAAGCGGATCAGTTGACCTTCTGGTCGGGGGAACCCCTTGCCAGTCCTTCAGTGTTGCCGGACTCCGGCACGGCCTCAACGACCCAAGGGGCGGGCTTATGCTTACTTTCCTTAAGATCGCTCAACGTCTGCGGCCTCGATGGGTTGTCTGGGAAAACGTCCCCGGCGTCCTGTCCAGCAACGGAGGAAGGGATTTTGGCTCCTTCCTCGGGGCGCTGGGCGAGCTGGGGTATGGGTGGGCCTACCGGGTCCTGGACGCTCAATGGTTCGGAGTGGCCCAAAGACGCCGTCGTGTGTTCGTTGTCGGCCACCTTGGAAACTGGGAGCTTGCCGCCAAGGTTCTATTTGAGTCCGAAAGCGTGCGCCGGGATTCTCCGCCGAGCAGAGAAGCGGGGCAAGGAATTGCCTCCAATGTTGAGGAAGGCTCTAGAGGCAGTAAATGGCCAGCCAGCGTAGCCAGCACGCTGAACGCTGCTTTCGGCTCTAAGCAAGGATTGGAGGATCAGCACGCTTTGGGCGGAGCGCCTTTGTTTGTGCCTGGGGTTATTTGCGCAAGTGATGGCCAAGCAAATGCGTCAATCAATCAAAACCTTGCTCCAACGCTAACCAAGCAAGATGAGCAGCCGTATATTGTCGGAGCGCTTGATTGTAGGATAGGGGCACAGCGGGCGCAGAACGCTCAAGCTGGACACTACATTGCCGATTGCCAGCCAGTGGCAGATACCATTACAGCTTGCTTTTACAAGCATCACGGAGCCCAAGGTGGCAATGACTCAACTCCCAAGAATCACATTGTCCAAAGCTGCGTCATCCCAATCCACGACCAAGCCACCCGCAACGCCGGCAAGCGTGGAGATAAACAGGACGGAAAGGGCAACGGTCTTGGCGTAGGCAAGCCGGGCGATCCGGCACCCACGCTGACCAAGGGCGACAAGCACGCCGTCCTCTACGAAAACCACCCCAACGACAGCCGGGTCACCGGACCGCACGAAGTTGCGCCGAGTTGTGTGTCGAGGTTTGGGACGGGTGGAGGGAATGTGCCGTTGGTGCAGGAGGCTGTGGCGTTTACCACCGAACAGACGCCGAAGTTTAACAAGGAGCAGGCACTAACCCTTACCAAGCAATCTCCATCAGGAGGTGGGCAACCGCAGTGTGTGATGGCCGTGGATGTTTACAACCAAACAATCGACGGAGATGTGGCCGCAACATTGACGGAGGCCGTTGGAGGAACCAACACCAGCGGAGCGAAGGTGATGGCGTTTCACCAAAACGCATCTGGCGAAGTTCGGGAAAGCGAATCTGTTTATGCGTTAAACACCAACAGCAATCCGAGCGGTCGGAACACAGGGATGATTCAATCAAAGATGGCCGTCCGCAGACTCACCCCAAGGGAATGCGAAAGGCTTCAAGGCTTTCCCGACGACCACACGCTGATCCCTTGGCGCAACAAGCCAGCCGACCAATGCCCGGACGGGCCGAGGTACAAGGCTTTGGGCAATTCGATGGCCGTGCCGTGCATGAAGTGGATCGGGAAACGGATTGCGAGGGCTGAAAATGAGCGACAGAGAGCTGCTTGATATGCTCGTTCAATTGTTCGACGCCCGCATCATCGCATCCTGGTCGCCGGCCGAGTGGGCCGTGGTGCTGGAGAAAATCAAGGCGAACCGGGGGCGATACGGGATGGGGCAGTGGGTATGAGTATAAAAAGACTCAACTGGATTGATGAGCTTTTGGATCGGGCGAAAAAATCAAACACCGATGGCAAGCCACACATGGTGGGGACGAGAATCGGGGTAGCTCAAAGGATAGTCAGAGAACTGATTGATCGGGCTAAGAAATACTCGAAGCGGGACAAGGCTGTAAAGGACGGCAAAGAGCCTTGCCCTATTTGCGGAGCTAAAAAATGATTGTCGACTTAGCTCCAGCAACCAAGGCCGCCATGCAGAACGGAGCGGCCGAGGGCACGCGAAACACCACGCTGTTTGCCATCGTCTGCCAGCTGCGCGACGGCGGCATGGCAATGGCGGACGCGGAGAACGAGGCGGAGGCGTGGGGCATCCAGAATGGGCTGACGCAGCGGGAATGTTTAAGCGTTGTTAAGTCAGCCTATGCCCGGCCGGCCCGGGAGCCGTGGAGGCCGGCCGCCAAGTACCAGTTGCGCAATTTGACGATTATCAAAAACGAGATGCCCGTCCCGCCCATGCCGCAGAGCGTGGGTGAGACTCCGGCCGAAAAGTTTCTGGCTACGTGCTTTGAGCTGGGCGAGTCCATCAACATCTGCCGGGCGATCAACGACGGCGACCGGGAAAGGCCGGACGGGGCCGGCGAGACCCGCACCCGCGAGGAGTGGATCGAGTTGTTTAAAGGGGACGGGCTGGCCAAGTGGCAGGGGGACGCCGTGGGCGTCTACTGCTCCATCAACCCCAACAACGGCAAAAGCCGCAAAGCCGCCGACATCACCAAGTGGCGGCACTGCCTAGTCGAGTTCGACGAAAGCACGCTGGACGAGCAGTGGGCCTTTTTGAAAAAGGCCGGACTACCCACCAGCTGCATCATCCGGTCCGGGGGGCGCAGCCTGCACGGCTGGGTGCGGGTGGATGCGGAGAGCGAGCCGGAGTACCGGGAGCGGGTGGACTTCATTTACAAACACCTGGCTCACGCCAAGCCGGACGTGGCCAACAAGGACCCGGGCCGGTTAAGCCGCCTGCCGGGCGCTGTCCGCACCAGCACGGGCCAAAAGCAGGAGCTGGTGGAGTGCGGGGCTCCGACCCTGACCTACCTGCAGTGGAAGGAGTGGACGGTTTATGGGGACATTCCCGAGCCCTACAGCTGGGAACAGCTGATAAACTTTAAAGAGGAGGCGGATCCGACCACGCTTCTTGGCAGGCGGTGGATTTGCAGGGGTGGCTCGGCCTTGTGGGTAGGGTCCAGCGGGCTGGGCAAGTCTGTCCTGTGCCTACAGGCCGCCATCACGTGGGCGGTTGGGCGCTCCTTTTTTGGCATTACGCCTAAGGGGGACGGCCTGCGCAGCCTGATCGTCCAGGCCGAGAACGACGAGGGGGACGTGGCGGAGGCGGTGCAGGGGGTCATTAAAGCCATGAACCTGACGCCGGAGGAGATGGCGCTGGTCATGACTAACGTCACGATCGTCCGCGATTGCACCAGCACCGGGGAGGCCTTTGTGGACCGCGCCCGGAGGCTGGCCGAGAAGCACCGCCCTGACCTGTTTTGGATGGATCCGCTTTTGGCCTTTATCGGGGGCGACCTTTCCAACCAAGAGACGGCCGGCGGTTTTCTCCGCAACCGGCTAAACCCGCTGGCCTTGTCGGCTGGGTTTGCTTGGCAGTTGATTCACCACACGCCCAAGCCGCTGAAAGAGGGCACGGGCTATCAGGGCCACGACAAGGCCTACAGCGGGTTTGGTTCGAGCGAGCTGACGAATTGGGCCAGAGCCGTTTTAATGTTGGCGCCATGCGGCGAGGACGCGGAAGGAAAGCGTTTGTATCGCTTGGAAGTAACCAAACGAGGAAAGCGGTCTAATCTCAATTCTAACGGCATTGTGGCGCAAAATTCAGTGCAGCCACATATAAACCTAAAGCACAGCGAGCATGGGATGGCGTGGATTGAGGCGGGGGAGGCGGTTAAAAAGAAGTCCGGGCCACAGCCGGAACAAGTCGATCTGACCAGGTTTAAGGGCTACCCATGCACCAGATCCGACCTTGAGGCTTGGGTAATTAAGCAGGCGGACGGCATATCTGAGTCCACCGCCTACCGCATCGTTTCCCGAGCTTTGGGATTAAAAATCGTCAAAAAACAGGCCAATGGAACCTACGTTTTGGAGGAAAAAACCGATGAGCCTTTTTAACCTTCAAATTAACTTGAAGGTACCTTCAAGTTCGGTTGACGGTACCACCATCAAGTTCCCCCCTTTAAGGGGGAACTTGAAGGTGAAGTCTGACGGCTCAAAACAACTTGAAGGTTGCGTGTCATGATTGACCAGGAATTAATCGAAAGATTGCCCTCGGGAGACCCCCATCCTTCCATGAGGATCGACAGCCTGCGGGATTTGGTAAAAGAGGCGTTTTCGACCATTACGGTTACGACCTGCGGGGTCACCAATACGGTGCTGGTGATTGACTACCTCATGGCCAAGGCCCCGGAGCACCCGTCCATGCAGCAGATGACGGACACGCTGGACCAAGCGGTGCTGTCCATCGTGCTGAACCGCAGCACGGAAAGCATGACCAACGTGGCCAAGCGGTTTGGAATTACCAAACAGGCGGTCAGCAAGAAGGCCTTGGACGTGGCAGACCGGCTGGGGATCCGGTTTCGGTCAGCCAAGTCAGAGAAGGCACGCAAATCTTACGAACAAAGAGCACGGGCACATCACGACAAGCGCAGGCGTGAGACACCCAAATTCAACCTATCTGCGCTCACTAAAGGACTAAAGAAATGCAAACCCTCAAAGCGGTAATTAAAGAACTAAACAAGAAGCGGGAGGACGCGCTTGCCCAAGTGGGTGAGGTGATCGGCCTAGCCGCCAAGGCTGGGCAGATCATCGGCCAAGCCAGGTCAGACGGCGATGACGTGGCCAACCTAATTAGATTGGCCGGCATCACCGACGAGCAGGCCAAGCGATACGAGCGCGTGGCCGCGCATCAGCATAAACTCAATAGCGGGGAACCGGGCGT